ATCCGTTCCGGCTTCATCGGTCGCCTGATATACAAGGCCGGTGGATGTCATGGTAAGCCCGGTCGGAACGACATCCCAGACAAATGATGCGCTTTCGGACTTCGACATGTCGAAATAGATGCTGGTCGTCCCGGACGAACTCACGGAACGGGAATATATGGCTTGCTTCATTCCAAGTAATTCATTCAACATTGTGGTAAACTCCCTTCTAAGATTTTTGTAAGGGGCAGGGTCACTGCCCCGGTTGGTTACTTCTGGTATCAGGCACGTTCTGCAAGGGTAACGAACGGTGACAATGTGTTTGCACCTTTATAGGGGGTTAAAGGCGATTTCCAAATCGTCTGCCCGTCCACGCGGTAGATGAACCTGTATACAGATTCGTCGTACAGGAACCGGACATGGATGGATACTGCCGAGTTGACACCGCCTTTGTCGATCAACATATACTGGCTGAGATCAACAAGAGAAATGTCCCCTTCGTCTCCAAGCGCAGACGCCTGTTCAATCGGGATAACCGGACGCCCGTAAATTGTGTTGTAAGATGACCCGCTTACGCCGGACGGAGGCATATAAACCGATATGCCGGTGGATGTTCCGGTGGACAACACAAGTGAATTTAGTTGCCCTTCGCACTCCTGGTTTATGAGCCAGATTGAGTTAAGTCTTGATCTACCCCACATTCTCATCCACATGTTTTGTATATTGGCAAGTGTTATGGTATCCGCAGTCTGGGACGCCGTTTTTGGAACTTTGATAAGGGATGGGCTATTCGTGAATCCGAGAGGCTGCCCAGCTCCGGTTCCCCTGAATATGGCATCGTCGAGTTTGAATCCAAATTCCTCAGCAAACGCTTGCATGATAACAGATTCCAATGCCGTAGTGTCTGAAAGAAGTTCCCCGGTTGCATAGCACAATCCGATCAATTTCTTGAGGTTTAACTCAAGTAACCCGAATTTTGGCTTCGATCCCGTAAACAAATCAGCTTCACCTTCCCAGAAAGACTGAACTCCGCCCCATCTGGAACCATTTGCTCTACTGCTTTCTTCGACGGTATTCATTTTTAACCCGTTTGCTTTCGCTGAAATTGGTATTCTGCGGCATCTAGGCGCAAGCAGTCCGGTTTCATAGGTTCTCTTGAGCAATTCCGTAACAAAATCGCTTTGCACGAGAAACCCTCCGTCTTCCAGTACTCCTTCGCTTGTTCCAGATGCGGCATTTTGTATCAGCCTGGGATCAACAATTCTGTTGTCCGGTACCGCTGCCTTTCGCACGGCATTCAGGAATTCACCAAATCCGTTCCATATGGGTTTATGGTCGTTCGCCTCCGCATGGATCGGATCGGTCGCCGGGGTTTTGGCCGCATTCTCGCGCTCTTCGGCTTTCACAGCTATATCGATTGCTTTGTCGAGCGTGGCAATTTCCTTGTCGAGCGTGTCCATCTGCTTGATTTCGTCCTCGGTCGCAGTGCCGGCCGCCACTTTATCGAGGATTGCATTCTGCGCCTTTACTGAGGCGGCAAGCTTATCCTTGAGTTCTTTTAACATGTCTTCAATCTCCTTTCAGCATTTTTGACTCGTTTGTTGTATCTATCTAGGTCAACCGGCAACTGCCGGGTATCCTTTGGGGGAGTTTCTTCCGTGGGTTTGTCCTGGGTTTCACTGTCGCCTTTGTCCTGTCCATCGCCGCCCTCATCCAATTGCGAAAGGACATCGTTGAGGTAGTCCCTTGCATTCCGGATTTTTTCTTCATTGGCGGCGGATAACGCCCGGCCTTTGTTGGTGATTGGAGGCTTGTCCAGCAAAGAATCCTGTGCAGGTTTGTCCGGTTCGGGTGGGGTGACGTCCGGATTTTTTCCTGCAATTTGGTCATGGTACTTTTCAAGGAAACCTTTCATGGATTCACTGGCCTTGTTTTGGATGGAGAGACGCCCAAACATGAAGGCATTTTTCAAAATATTCTTGGCACCCTCATCCGGAAGTTGATCTTGATACATAATTCCGTCTGCGAATTTCTCAGCAACCGCGCTGTTTGAATCCATCCACGTCTCATCATCCATGAGCTTTGATATTTCATCCCTGGATCTTTTGGTTTTCATCTGATAGGCATTGATGATTGTACCTTTGACAACATCAAGGACATCCGCAGCATGTCGCATGTCCTTGGCCTCTCCCCTGGCTTCGGTCCAAGGATTATGTATCATCATGATACTGACAGGTGTCATCATGATTTCGTCACCGGCCATGGCAATGACGGAAGCTGCAGACATTGCTTTGCCGTCGATCTTTACGGTTTTCTTTCCCTTGTGTTCCTTGAGTGCGATATATATTCCGGCTCCGGCGAATACATCTCCGCCAGGGCTGTTGATCCATACCGTAATGTTTTTGCCTTTATACTCTTCCAGCTTTTTTCTGAAAGCGTTCGGGGATGTGGAAGTAATGCCGAACCACTGATAAATCCATGCCCAGTCATCATCTACGATTTCGCCGTCAATTCGGAGTTCGATTTCGTCTTGCCCGGCCTGATTTTTTATCTCTTTAAAATCCCAAAATTTAGGCATTTTTCTCGCCTCCTGTTATCGTTTTGTAAATTTGTTCAGCCATGATTTTTGTTTGATCCAATGCCGTGACTTTTCCGGCTTCTATAAAATTCAGCGGCTGTAAATAAATGTCACCTGCCGGTCCGATACCGTTCATATTCTCAAGGCGGCGAATGTCGTTCACAGAGAGCCAACCTCCGGTTCTTCCGGTTGCATAGGCAGTGGCTCTACTGGCTGCATCTCCGCGTAAGAGACTATCAAATTTGAATTCTGCAAAATATCCAGCCTTGCGTTCTGATCTGGGAAGTAACTGAAGGTTGATATTTTCCTCCCAGCGTTTCGCCCATGGGAGCATCGTGTAAATGACAAATTCAAGTCCTTGGTGCTCGATATTGTTATTTGTCGATTTGTTTAGCATTTGTACCAAATGTTGGGGTACTCGGTAAAATCTACAAACTTCCTCGATCTGAAAATACTTGGACTCAATGAGCTGGGCGTCGGATAGCTTCATGGACAATTCTTTTACTTCAAGCCCTTTCTCGAAATAAAATGGCTTGTTGATATTTGAAATTCCTGCTGATCTTTTGTCAAATTGGTCTTTGAATTTTTCGAATGCTGTCGGGCTCATTCCTGTCGGGTGCCAGACGGCAAGATTTGTGAGTGCTCCGTTTTTATAGAAATTGACTCCAAATGCTTCATATGTCAATCCGAGTCGTATGGCGTCTGCCGCATAGGCTATTGGTATAATTCCGGTTATTCCGCTCATACTGATACCGGGGATATGGAATATTTCATCGCGGTCCATTATTTTTTCTTCGGAACCGCCGTTTTTAACCTTGTAAATGAGCCTTTTTGTATCCTTATCCCTCTCGCATGTGACTTTTTCATAATCGATTGGGTATAGGGCAAGCAATTCCGGCGCGCTACTTTGGTTTTTGATTTTCTGAGCATAGCCATTGCCGCCCAAACAGAGGTTCATCATCATGGATTCCTTGAAATTGAACGGTGCCATCTCCGGATTCGGTTCGTTGTGGAGGATGTCGTATAAGGCGATGTCGTTGGCTTCTTTTTTGCTTCCATCCTCTTGCTTTCTGTATGTAAAGGCCGGGAGGCATGCCAAAGTTTCAGACAGAACGCGGGAACATCCAAAAATTGCAGAATATTTTAATGCGACTTCACGGTCGCAATTATATGGCATTCCCTGGCCGTCATCATCGCCATTGACAAATGCCTTGAACCATTCTGCGTAGCTGTTGGAAAATACAAATTTCAGTCTGTCTCTAAACCTCATGCCCTCACCTCCTCACAAAACGTTTGGAATCCAATTGTCACAACTATTGTCCTGTGCATATATAGCGCGGTTCATGGCGTTTACCAGAGCCACAAAACCGTCGATCCTTTTACTTTTGTCAGTGCCTTTGATGGGCCGAACGTTGTCGTTCTCGTCTTTCCTGACTTCAAGAACATCAAAGTTCCAGTTCAATATAGGGTGATTGCCATGGTTCATCAATTTGCCGGTCAATAGTGCTTCGATCTCCTTCATTGGTGGCGACATGTCCTTATATCCCTGCCTTACCGGTTCCGGGTGAATCCCGTTGTCTTCAAGTTCTATTGCCGTCTGCTGGGCGTTCCATGGGTCATACCCGATTTCTTGTATGTCGTATAGGTCTTTGGCGTCCAGCGTATCCTTGAGGATAAATTTGTAATCGATCACATTGCCGGGCGTTGTTTGGATGAATCCGTGCTTGCACCATTGGTCATATGGCATATGGTCTTTCTTGACCCGCGCCCACATATTGTCTTCCGGAATCCAGAATGTCGGGAGGATGTCCCACTTTGGATTATCATCGTCCGGGGGAAACAGTAGTACCAGGGCGGTCAGGTCCAATTTGCTTGACAAGTCCAATCCTCCGTAACATTTGCGGCCCTTGAGTCT